GCTCCAGCGGCAGCACGTGTCTGCCGATAGGTCGACGCACAACCTGCGTGGTTAATTCCCATTGGCTGGCCAGCGCCATGACCATTGATGAATACCCACTCTTCCTCATTAGCGATCGCTCCACCGAAGAGACCGTACAATAGGGTCTCAAGACCGATAGCCGAATCAGCAAGCAGCTCATCTGAGGCCTCTGTGTACAGGGCCAACTTATGGGCTACAATCGAGATCTGGCGGAAATCAGGTTCGGTTTCCGTCTTCTCAGCCGATTCCTCGGTCCAGGTAGGAATCACCCCACCATAGATGTTGGTAACGCCTGCGGTAGATCCGGTCTGATCAAGTGAAGGCATCAGGATCTGTCGAGCCATCATAGGCATAACCATCGCGCGCTCGCGCACGTAACGGGTAAACTCTGATAGCATAAACAGTTCCGAACGGTACTCAGGCTTTACGGTAAATCCACCAGACGCACCAACGGACTCGGCAAGCGTCTTGGATTCCTTATCCTTGGTTTCTACCCAACCCTGGGACTTCATATCAAAGGCAGGAGTCGGGTCATCTGGGAAGGAGGCCTTCGATTTCTTCAGGCGCTCGTCCCACTGATTGTAGGCCGCTACCTTCCAGATGTCGATCAGGTACTCACCAAAGGTCTTATAACCATCAGTGGTAGCAACCTGAGCGGGCGTTGAAGGCATCTGCGGATTCGCCTTTGCCTCAACAATCATCGTATCGAGCTCCTTCAGAGCATCGCTACGTTTACGCATCGCCTTGGCATCATCAATCATCCGGGCTGCCTTCTCATCTGATTCCGCGTTCGCGTCCTCAGCCGTTACCAACGCCTTTGCCTGAGCAAGTAGCGCATTGCTGTTTTCATACAATTCTGTATGAGTAAGCTGGACTCCCATTTCAAACCTCCTGATTACAAGTCAATTTAGTCTTCGTCTTTTGTGTCTGGGTCTGGGTCTACGTCTGTGTCTACGTCCGGATCTACGTCCGTGTCTACGTTGGGTGATTTCGACTCCGGTGCTGCATCTGCGTCTGGTTCTGCATCTGCATCTGCCTTCGTCTCCGCGTCCACCTCCGCGTCTGCCTTGGTGTCAATCGGCCCAACTTCTATATCAAGCATCTCAAGTTCAGCAATGAGAATAGGTAGAAGCCTACGTTTCATTGACGTATCTTCAGATGTGCCTTCTTCAGCGGCATCTGCCTCTTCCATCATCTCGGTTGCAGCAAACTCAAGCGTCCCTACCACCCATTCTGATTTCTCAGCAAAGGTGAAAGATCCATCTGATTCCTCGGAATAGGATACCTGGAAAAATACTTCCTTTCCATAGGTCTCCACAAGGACGTAATCATCAAAAATCTCACTAACATAAAACCACTCTGATTTTCCGGAAACTTCGGTATCTCCGGTATCTCCAGAATCCCAGGTCTTTGCATAGAAGGCGTCACGGATAGATTGTGCTCGACGGATGTATCCCGTTTCCTTCTGTTCAAACCATAGCTCTGCTTCGGTCTTGCTTTCCTCTGTCTCTTCAGCCTTAGCCGATATTGCAACCGCAGCATCATTCATTCCAAAGATAACAGGACCGTACTCGTACAATCGTACTTCACGAAGATGGCGTACCTTGGTACCGTTGATCTTCTCTGAATCTGCTTGGATTGTATCATAGGCAAAGGAGAACTCTGTGACCGCTTCCGCCTTGATACGTTTAAAGGCACCTTCGCCTTCTGGTGTATCCATAAGGAATTGAGTCTCAGCCATGAGCCCACCAGTAGCGGTAGGATACATTTGCAGGACTTTTTGTGGGAGCTTATCTCTACCAACCTCATACAAGTCAATGGGCTTACCAATGACGTGAGAGATGCTACCTTGCTGATGGTTGTCAATGACACGGATCCTACCCATTCGTTCTTGTAGCGTCTTGGTAAACATTCCTTTATGAGCAATGTCACGCCCATAGTCCTGAATGTCATAGACAGAAATCAAGTGGGTTACAATCCCTTGTTCATTGTCTACCGTCTTTACATATGCTGGAATGGTTTTGAACTCTGACATTACAGCTCCTTAAATTCTGTCGGTGCTTGGCCTGTAGGCTTATGTTGGACTATTTCATCTACACGAACTACTAGAAATTCCAACAGGTAATGCTGTGTACAGTACCAAGTATTGTTAAAATAATTGGTTCCTTCTCTTTTACATCCTAATGCCGAACACATCGGCCTAGGTTGTTTTAGCTGACTAATCTGTGCCATACGCTTTGTCCGCTCCATCTGTTCTTTACGGGTCTTTTTCATCCTGGATTTTGGCATAGCCTCTATTCCACTACGTCATCTCGTTGTCCCCAGGAATCCGTATCACCATTAGAACGAGGTCCTTGATTTTGACCCTGTCCTGAGGTGAGATCCCTTGGAACATCTCCATTCGGAATATCACCAAGCCGAAGACCTGCAGTTCTGAAGGCCATGTTCGGCGGTACGCCTGCTTGAATCATAGTGTAAGCTGCATCTACCTGTCGTGGTAATGCACGCTGTAGAGCTGGAACCCGTGAGAAATCAAACATAACGAACTCAGAATCAGTATTAAAACGATTCTGAAATTCAACTTCGAACCACGTAAGCTCCGGGACCAACGTATCTTCCCACACAGCCTGTCGTGCAGCTTCATAGTTGGAATACGTTGAACTATCCAACCCAACCTTAGCACCTACAAGGATAGGTACTACTCCGAAGGGACTTAGGATACGTGTTTCGCCACGTCCATCTACACCCTCGAAACCCATCTCTTCGAAGGTCATAGTCGTTCGTTGGTACTTAGCACCACGATCAAGAATTCCTACTTGCCAATTCTCAATACCACCGTACTTTTGATTCCAACGTTCTAGGATTTGGTTAGCCACCGTTTGAGTCAATGGTAGATCGTACTGAAGTACACCTGTGACCATACCTCCACGTTCAAAGAAGATATTGAGGAACTTGGTCACCATGTTATCTACGTCAATGGATTGAGCTGCCGGCTGCAGAGGAGACATTCCGTATCCAAGTCCTTCCAAAGGATCTGCTGGGTTCGGGAGCTTGATATGCATAATGTCTTCTGGTAGGAATTTAACCCCTGCTTCCCAATCTGATACTGAATGACCATCAGGAACGTACAGATAACCAGCCAATCCAGCTGGAACTGTCTTATTAGTGACAATGAACATCCTATCTGGACGCAATGACTGCATCTCTTGTGTGAAAGGATCTACATAGATGTACACGTTTCCGGAAAGATTCAGGAAAACGATGTTCCTTGCCTGGAATTCTACCCAACTTTGGTACTTATTTGGACGACGAAGAAGGTTGCTAAGATCAGTATTTACACTTACATCACCAGGAACTTCCAAGGTCCCTGAATATGCCTTTAAAGGAGCGGACATAATAGCTCGTACCTTATACATAATAGCCGAATAGACCAATGTATTTCTGGCATATCCTTCTTTTACGTAGGCATTATAGTCTACCAGATGCCATTGTACCTTACCATTGTAGTTGGTAGGCCATGCAAATGGAAGATCTTTTACTCCATGATCGGAACCTAGCACAGAAACAGAGCTGTACTTGGAACTAGGACCAAGAAGGCGGAAGGCATTAGCAGCTGCTCTTAGGCGATCTCTTAGTTTAACCATTAGATAAATAGAACCCCTGGTGTTGTATCTAGATAAGAGATAGCCACCGCATCTCCTTTACCAGGGCTACGACCTATACGCTTACGGATTGCATCCTTACTCTCGATAAGGATTCCAGTGGTCGTTCTAGTCCAGGTAGGAGCTGATAAGTCCTCAACCAATTCTTCATCTGGCGGTAATGCTATGTCAAGACCAGAATCTGGATTGAGTGCCTCACGTAATCGCCAATAAGCCTCAGCACGAACATTTCGCATCTGAAGCTTGTTGGTAATATCTGTGGCATATGACTTGGCAGCAAAGTTAATGTCAACTACTTGAAAGTCGTAGTTGGTTGCTAATATATCATAGGCGCTAGAACCAATTCCAATTACATCTATTCGAAGTACTCCATTGAAATTAGGTCCAAGCGCTTGTGTCGTTAAAGCCGCGCACTGTGGTCCGTCACGAACTTCACGACCTTCGTACACTATTAGAGGATAGAAGTACCCTCCAGTTCTTGGAGAGATCACCGTTTGGTCAGAACCACCTCTGGAGGGATCCAAGCCAACGTCTGTGTATACCCTATTTGCTCGTATATCATCCTCACGCCATCTACTCTGGGCAGCTCGAATGAAAGCCGTAGGAATAACCTGACGTATCTGCGGTTCTTCTTCAATGAAGAAGTCACCATTCAGCAGCTGTGAACGAAGAGGTTCAGGAAGAGACTGAAGCTGTCCCTTATATCCAGTACCATCAAAGTACGGATTGTCGGATACCCTAGCAGATATGAAGGTTCTGCTTTTCGGTTCAATACGTTCTCCCTCATGAAAGAAAGGAGAACCGTCAGGAACCTCAATATCCTTACCACCTATAACTGCAAACCATCGAAGCTCACCTGGCACTGCTGGATTGCTATGATTCTTCCGTAACCAAGGAGCCCAATAGTTAATTACCCATCTACCCTCAGGTGTGGTAGGTGGGTTACCTGCACATACTACTCTACATCGTTGACCTGGATCTGTGGATCTATTCCAAGCCATTAGATATCGAAACTGTGATTCCGAAAAGTCTGGGATCTCGTCAAACCCTATAAAGTCATGAGGACGACCTTTGTAATTCTCACGATCTTTCTCATGCTGTACGGCACCGAACTCCAGGATACGATTACCTGGAATGTTCTTCCATCTAGCCATCATCTGTGAATAACTTGCCGAGGTATCTGCTAGAATCTCTTCAGCCCTATCAGTAACCTGCCGAAGTTGTTTATACTCCCGGCGGAAGATAATGGACTTTGTATGATCAGTAACTGCTAACCCAAGAAGTAAATCTGTCTTGCCACCACCTGCTGAACCACCATAATAAATAACATCTGCCTCACTGCAATATGCAGTCATTTGAGGCTTATTACTTGGATGTGGCATCCACAGGAGGTCTCCCGTCAGCAGTTTGTCCATCAGTCTCTTCGCTGTCGGAGACAGATGCTTCAACGATAGATCCTCCATTCATTCCTCCAAGCATTTCATACAGAGCTTCTTTTCTCTGCGCATCTGAGAATCTTTCAGATGTTACATTTAGGTCAATCTCAGCACGATGAACTGGAAGACCAATAAGATAATTGGAAAGCCATTGTCGAGCCTTAGCATCTCCTGCTTGGGCATCTGTAACAGCTCTTTTTACAACCTTTTTCCAGGATACTATGTCCACGGTTTCTATTAAGGCATCCGTGTACTCTAGCTTCTTTTTCCTTCTTGCAGCAGTACTAAGCATTTCCTGCTTTGTATAATCTGTAGAAGGAACCTGTACCAAGGTAGGTACCTGGGTTAAATTAGGTAGTTTACCCAGTATATCCCCTTTGTTAAAAAATAAGTTATTCCCCACGGTAATAGGAGTATAAGGAAAAGAATCTCCAGTCCTAGATTTATAGACTCTTAAAGACTCCTTTGTCATTCCTAAATAGTCTGCTAGCATTCTATAAGAAATATACAAACGGGAGTCAAGACCTGCTTGTAGGAGAAGCTGAAGTTCTTTAGAAGTTAATGGCCCAAAAGGGTCCTTATAATCTTCTGATTTTGGTTCCTCAGCATCTTCGACTGCTAATTGTAATTTATCTTCAGCCGAGACTCTCCATTTCTTATCTAGAACCAACATACTACAAACCTAGCATCTTCCTAATAAGAGCTACATCAGAGTATTCAGATAGATCATAACCACGATCTAGCATCTCTACCCTAATTCGCGTTACCGTATAATTCCTTGCCACTAGTTCTTCGAATGCTTCCCACATAAAGCCTCCATCCTACTAAGCTGTTTCTGATTTCTGTTTCTGTTTCTGGATTTGCAATTGATATAATATCCCGTATTATCATTATACACCATAATGGTAAGAATGTCAACTAAGTCTATGTCTAATTCATACAAGAAAGCGTCATGTAATAAAGCTTATAAGTATATGAGACTAGTGGTTTTTGGATAAGTTTAACAAGTTATACCTTGACATAATTATAATTATATGGTATAATTATAACACGATTAAAATTATACGGATACATTCACAGACAGAGAAACACTAGGAGCCAGATGCATGAGTAAACAACTTAAGTATCCCCATGTTATATCCTCAGCAGTTTCACCAGAAGTATATGACCGATTATCTACCGATCAGGAAGAATTAGGTTTGTCAACCTCCAAACTAATTCGTAGGATACTTGAAGATTATTATGAGGTAGAAACAAAGAGGTTATACCTCCTGGATATTACCCAGGACCAAGTAAAAGTATTGGTATCTCAAGGATTCAACATCGAAGAACAGGAGTAAGAAATGTCCTTCCTCAACCACCTAATGCGAGCAGGGACATTCGGCCATTACTGGCTTAAGCAGTCAACAAGGACTCATTGGTGGCCTGTAGACGCCATCGGTGAGATTCCAACTGCTTCCGAGGACATCTATTTTGGTGTTCATCCAAGCAGTGTAGCCAAAGGTCCCAAAGAAGCCACAGAGATTTCCGATATTCAGGCAATCAATTGCCTATATGCCGACATAGATTCTCATGATTACGAAGGTAAAGAACAAGCCGCTGCACACGTTAAAAGTCTACAACCTAAACCTTCTGTAGTAATTGATAGCGGTGGAGGTTACCACTGTTATTGGCTACTCAAGGAACCATTTGAGTTGAACACAAGTCTTAAGAGAGACATTGCAAGTCGTGTTCAGAGACAATGGGTAATGCATGTAGGAGGAGACCTAGCAGTACATGATATTGCCAGGATTTTACGCCTACCAGGTACTTTGAATTATAAGTATACACCTCCAAGAGATGTTACAGAGGTATATTCAAACCTAAGTTTGCTTTATACCCTTGATGATCTTGAAGAGTACCTACCTGAGATGGTTAACCACAGCCCGACGATAACGAAGTCAGTTCCCAGTACTGCACGTCCCAACAACTTGGTCCCAGAGGAGATCATAGAGCTTGCTTTAGCGTCCAAGACTGGTGACAAGTTCCGACGGTTGTTAAAGGGAATCAGTAGTGATTACCAATCCGCCAGTGAAGCTGATCAAGCATTTTGCTCAATCCTGGCATTTTGGACTGGTGGTGACTACGAAAAGATCGATTTGATCTTCAAGGGTTCCGATAGAATGAGATCTAAGTGGGACCGTGAGGAGTACAAGTTCGACACGATCACCAAGGCCATCCTTAACACCAGGGATTTCTATCTTGATCCTAATGGTTTACTCACCGCCGGAGCACACGATGAAGGTAACGCAAGTTGTACCTACGCAAGGATCAAGGACACGATTGCGTACAGCGATGCGTTGGGTTGGCTGTACTACAGGAAGGATCATTGGGAATCCGAGTTGGCCGAAGGTGTTGTTGAGGAAGCAATCGTCGAAACGCTGAAGGAACGCAGAAGGGCAGCCGCAGATGCCGATGATGAGGACATTCTACGTGCCACAAAGCGAACAGCACCCCACGTTCGCAATGCACAGGCACTACTTAAGCGTAAAATATCGGTTCCTTTGGAGGAATTTGATACGTCTCCTGACGAATTGAACTGCCAAAATGGGATTCTTAACCTCAAAACAGGGGAACTTTCATCCTTATATTACAAGAAAAGGTTCACATACTGTATCCCAGTACGGTATTTACCGGACGCATCCTCAGCACAATGGGAGGATTGGTTGTATTATGCCACTGGTAAGGTCCAAGAAGTGGTCGATTTCCTCCAGATAGCGGTCGGTTATTCACTCACTGGACACACCAGGGAAGAGATTATGTTCTATATCCAAGGCCCTGCACGTGCTGGTAAAGGTTTGTTTACGGAAACACTGATCACGATGCTTGGTGGTCGGCCATTAGCCACCGAAGTAGACATAGATATGTTCATGTCGCAAAAGTATAACAACTCAGGCGTTGGTTTTAGTTTGGCTTCGTTGAAGTCCACGCGTCTAATCGCGGCTTCGGAAAGCCGCGAGAACGAGTGGTTAAATGCACAGCGTGTCAAGCGATGGACAGGAGGAAATATAATTTCATGCGCACATAAGTACGGTAGAGAGTTTTCGTACACGCCTCAATTCAAGATATGGTTAACTTCCAACTACCCACCCCAGATGAACGCTGAAGATGCAGCAGCCTGGGGACGTTTGCGTATAGTTGAGTTCCCAATTTCGCACCTTGGACGTGAGGATAAGTTGCTCAAGGGCAAAATGAAGGACCCACAGATGCTTGAAGGGGTGCTAAAATGGGCCACTGAGGGCGCAATGAAGTGGTATGAGTTGGGTAGTAAGGGTCTAATCGCTCCGCAAATGGTAGTTGAGGCGACCAATAAGGCCCAAATAGATGTCGATTGGGTGTCAGCCTGGCTTGAAGAAGCCGTCCAAATCACAGGAAGTACGTCAGACAAGGTACCATCTGACATCTATTACCATGAGTACAAGGACTGGTGTGATGAAAATGGTGTCTCAGCAAAGAGTCTGCGGAGTCTAAATCGGTCACTACGTGATGCAGGACATACGATAGGCGTACCAGCAACCATCAGGAACAAGACGAAGAGATGCTGGGTTGGCGTTCAGGTTTCCGGATACACAGCAATGTTGAAGAGTATGGATGGTAAGGATATAGGTAATGGACACCACGAAGATTAGCGAATAGGTGAGAGGAAGATAGATACATGGTTAAGATATACAAACATAATGACGTTTCAGGAATAGGAGAAAAAGCTATGGGACACATACCAGCATCAGGCAAAGGACAGTTAGGTATAGCAAAGATTTGTTCCTACTGTGACCATCCAAATAAGTTATCCAGGTTCACATGTGAAACCTGCGGTGCTACGTTACCACTTGAGGCATACGCTATGGGTGTTTCCGCACAACCAAGATCAGAGCCTAAAGAAAGACCAATGGATGTAGGAGGATTTCAAAAGAGGCCTAAAATAAGACCAGTAAGCAAAGGAGGATGGAAATGAGCGCGTCTGAATACGTTGAACTTGACAGTAAGGAACTAAGTCTTCGAATTGCAGAGATACGTGAGTATGAAGAGCATACACACAAGGCAAAGCTTGTGGTTCTTGTGCTCCTTATATTGTATCTCATTTGGTTAATTCTGTCGTACGGTACTGGTAGCCCGATACCTTTCGGACCGGGAGTTTAGAGCATGCATATTAACACGAACTATGGTACAGGAAGGACAGTCAGAACCTTAGAGTTCATGATGGATTCTTCCCTAGGAGGAGGCCCGGATAAGGAGGTCTTCTTCATTAGTGGTTCCGTTAGGGACGCTATGGAGCACCTACGATGGGTCTGTAATTTCTTGGCGTCACAGAAAATCAACTATCAGGTTACACCTAATGGCCGTCTTATTGTTATCAAGAATCCAGTTGGAGACCTTGGACCAAGGTTCAGGTTCTTTGCTCTGGAAGAGATGCTTAAAGATGGTATGAGTGGGCTGCATCCTGATACTATTTTCTATGACCATACCACAGCGGAGAAATATTTTGAACAGAGGCTTAAGGCTCAATTTGTGGGTTCTACCATATGCAGTTAACCTTGCTAACCTACGCAGGGACGAGGTGTTGACGATAGCGGTGTTGCTGTTGACAATTGTTATGGATTCACTTTTTCTTTTTGGAGGTAAGTAATGGTAGCTACACAAGACGAGTATATTGACCTCACTGAG